TCAGCTTGGGCATTTGCAAGAGTTAATGCTTATTTGTATTTAGTAAAAAATGGGCGACCTCAAAACGCTAAATACACAGGTGATAATGATTTGTTACCAAAAGGACACCCAAAAAATAAATAATGGCTAAAAAAGTCATTAGAACATATGTAAAACCAAAACGTAAATCACACCCGCATAGCAAAAATGCTAGTGTAGGACAAACAGGATATAAAAAAAAATATAGAGGACAAGGCAGATGAAAAAATTTAAAACACCAAGCAAGACAAGTCCGAGAGGATCACGTAGAGGTTGTTTATGCGAAAATGAAACCTATTCAGTAAAGTGCTGTAAGGGTTATATAATAAATCAGGGAATCGGTAAAGGATAAAAATGCAAATATAAATTTTAACACGTTATAGTAATATGAAATCAACAGAAATCTTAAACAAAATAAAGACTTACTTGGGAGAAGAAATCAAAGAAGAATCTCCACAAGAAGCATTAGAACTAGCACAGTTAAAGCTAGAAAACGGAACAGTATTAGAAGCTGAGGCTTTTGAATCAGGAAACGAAATCTTTATTCTTACAGAAGATGAAAAAGTAGCTGTACCAAAAGGTGAATACCTCATGGAAGATGGCAGAACTTTAGTAGTTGAAGAAGAAGGTGTAATTCAAGAAATTAAAGCAGAAGAACACGAAGAAAAAGAGGAAGAAAAAGAGGATAAAGAAGAAATGCAATATGTTCGTAAAGAAGAATTTGAATCAGCCATTGAAGAAATCAAAGGTATGATTAATGAGCTAAAGGAGCATAAAGATAAAAAAGAAGAAATGGCAGAGCAAGTAAAACAAGAACTCAGTTCTACTCCAGCTGTTGAACCTATATCTCACAACCCTGAAGCACAAGAGAAGTTTAAAGTAAGATTCGGACAAAATAGAAAAGAAACTACTTTAGATAGAGTAATGAAAAAATTAACCAATAATTAAAATTAAATAAAATGCCAAATCCAACAATTACAGCAAGTAGTTATGCAGGTGAATTTGCAGGTAAGTATATAGCTGCGAGTTTATTGACAGCTAAAACTTTAGATGATGCTGCGATAACTATTTTGCCAAACGTAAAGTACAAAGCTGCTATGAAAGTAGGGGCTTTCTCAAATTTAGTAAGAAGTGCTGATTGTGATTTCGATTCAACGACTTCAGGTCTTACACTTACTGAAAAAGTAATAACACCTACTGAGTTACAAGTAAACCTACAAATCTGTAAGAAAGAATTACACGCTGATTGGGAAGCTGCTCAAATGGGCTTTAGTGCTTTTGATAACTTACCTCCATTATTCTCTGACTTTGTTATTGCAAGAGTAGCAGCAGAAGTAGCAAGTGCTACTGAAACTTCTATTTGGCAAGGCGCATCAGGAGAGGGTAATTTTGATGGTTTAAGAACTTTAGCAGTAGCAGACTCAACAGTAAGTGATATTTCAGGTACTACAGTAACATCTGCAAATGTAATAACAGAATTAGGTAAAATAGTTGATGCTATACCTAGTGGAGTTTACGGAGCTGATGATTTATACCTTTATGTATCACAAAACATTTTTAAAGCGTACATTAGAGCTTTAGGTGGTTTTGCTGCTACTAACTCAGGTGTTGACGCAAAGAGTCACACTTTTTATAATGGTGGTGAATTATCTTTTGACGGAGTAAAAATTTATGCTACAAGTGGTTTACCAGATAACTGTGCAATGGCTGCAAGGTCAAGCAATCTATTCTTTGCGACTGGCTTATTGAATGATAGAAATGAAGTGAAGGTCATTGATACCAGTGACGTTCTAGGAGATCAGAACGTAAGAGTAGTAATGAGATATACAGCAGGATGTCAAATCGGTGTCGGTGCTGATGTTGTTCTTTATGATCCTTCTGTATAGTAAGTAAATTAAATTAACACATAAAGGGGTAGGTGGTTTTCTACCCACCCCTTTTTTAATAAAATAAAAGAATATGGCTTGTATATTAACTAAGGGACGTAGTTTACCATGTAAGACAGGAGTAGGAGGGCTTAAAAATTGTTTCTTTGTCGACTTTGGGAGTCTTGGAGCTTTAACAAAATCTGGTGGAGAAGTATCAGCATTTGGTGGAAGTCCAACACTTATGAAGTTTGAAATCAAAGGAACATCTACACTTGACACTACTGTAACCTCATCAAGAGAAAACGGAACTACTTTCTATGAATCAAGTTTAGTAATGAACTTGACATTTCAAGAAAAACAAACATCAGAAGAAATTAAATTATTAGCAGTTGCAAGACCACAAATCATTGTCGAGGACTATAATGGTAATTTCTTTTTATTAGGTGA